CAGCAGTGTTCTGCGTACAAACCCGGAGCGTCTAGAGGTAGCACCTGCACAGCTTCTTCCTATTGCTGTCAAAGCTATCCAAGAATTGTCAGCACAGATCGACGAACTTAAAGCTGAAGTAGCAGCGTTGAAAGGTTAAGTAACATGAGTGAAATCACATCCGAGGAAATCGCCGCAAACTATTCCGCAATGCTGATTGTCGCCAACCGCATCAATAAAATCGTGGTAGGGGAAAAGATGTCTGATAGCACGGCAGAGGAGCGTCAGGAGTCGGTTGATACCTGTGTCAAACACTTGCAGTTAATGATAGGTCAAAGATATTGGACTACTGAAGACAGGGAACCCATCAGAGCAGCAATCACTGCTGGCCTAAGTTATTAAAGGAGCCTAAGAATGTCCACACGAGTTCAAGCGTCTTTAACAGACGGACAAGAGACAACCGCTGTTCTCCTCACAGCTGGCTCTTTTAACTTATCGATCTCAGGAAGCTTCACGGGTACTGTTACCGTTAAGCGTAGCCCAGACAACGTAACATTCTTTGATGTTGATACCTTCACGGCTCCAACAGAGGAAGTAGGTACAGATCCAGAAAACACTTACTACAAGGTTGGATACGCAGGCACAGGCACTGCTGTTATCCGTATTGGTGAGTACCAAGGAACCTAGAAGTGAACCGTTCTATAATTGATTGGTCCGCTGTAGCAGTGGCCGCTGGGACGTTCATTGAGATCTTACCGGCGGTCGCTAGTTTTCTATCTGTCATCTGGCTTGCTTTAAGGATATATCAAACAATCAAGGAGATTAAATCCAATGGAGGGCCTAGACCTTAGAACTATGCTTACTGTGGGTGGCATGTTGGTGTCTGTAGTATCAGCAGCTGTGATTGTACAGACCAAACTAAAGGGTGTTATAGAACAGCTTCAGGACATAGAACAAAGACTTAGGGCTCTTGACTCATGTACAGACAAAATGCACAGTACAAACGAAGTTATGTCACAACGTCTTGGGGTATTGTCTTCACTTTTAGATCCAAAGGTTATGGAAAGCCGCGCAAGAGAGACGGCGTCCATACTTAAAGACATTGAGTACATGCGTAAAAAACTATGTTCATAAGGAGCGTTGATGATGGAACTAGGTGTACTAACGAAGATGTTGTTTCTTTTGGTAATCACGATGCCAGATGGTTCTTATGACGCAAACGCAACAGAAGTTTCTGAGTGTCCCCCATACGAAATAGTACACCAGATTATGAACCACAGGCTTAAGACAAAAGAGATAACCTCTTGGTATGCTGACTGCTCTCAGTTCCCCTTCTTTGAAATTAAGAAAACTCCCACATAAGTATGATCATTATCCTGCATGATGCCATCAGTGAACAAGAGCTTCGCGAGTTCCCCAAGGGCGTAGGGCCAAGGGACTATGCGGAACCTGAGATCTCTAAGCTTGTAGCTCTCGTCAACGAGTATGCAGACGTGTCCTTTATGCACCCAGCGTACTGTGTGGTCGAACAGAACCCAAGAGGTCACGACTGGCACACAGACACAGGGAACAACCAACACATGACATGGTGCACACATACAGCCACCATGTTGCTGTCAGATCCATCAGACTTTGAAGGGGGAGAGTTCTTCTTTTACGACGACCAACCAATCAAGAAACCAGGAGACCTTTTAATATACAGCAGTGACGTTAAGCACAAAGTGAATCCACATACAGGAGACCGTCGTGTATTGCTTATGTTTTTTAAGGAAGGGAGGTGATCAATGTCTACTAGCGCAAAACTGCGTGATGCTCTAGGTAATCGTTTGTTGGCTATTGTGGCTACGGACGAAGAACTACAACCCGCAATGGTCAGCGCTTGCGTTAACTTCTTGAAGGCCTTTCCGCCTCCTGATGACGCAAAAGATTTACCAATGGCTCGGCAGATTTCTGCTAGTCTTGAGAAGTACAAGACCATGATGCCTTTTGCTACGAGTTCAGATGCTTAAACCAGAGTTTGTTGACGGTGGTCCTCATTGGTTATCCACCATGCCAGAAGAGGTGCATCCTGCCTTTGAGGACTTCCGCAACTTCCTGTTCCTCGTGTGGTCCCACTTAGGGCTACCGGAGCCCACTAAGGCCCAATATGAGATCGCACACCGACTTCAGTACGGTGTAGATTCCTCCCAGAAAAGAAGGGCCACTGGACCACACGAGGATCTTTGGGACACTAAAGAACCAAGAGAAGATATCATCAGGTGCTTTAGGTCTCTAGGTAAATCATACATCACCAGTGCTTATGCCATCTGGAGACTGATGAGGAACCCCAGGGACGAGAAGATCATGGTCGTCTCAGCTACAGGATCTAAGGCCAAAGAGTTCGTAGCTCAGACCAAAGGTATCCTGGAGTCCATGAAGATGGTCTCTTGGTTACTAGAGGGCACTAGAGAGTCCGGTGCCACACGACGTGACATGGCTGACCAGTTCGACGTAGCTGGTGGTTCACTCTCACAGTCATACTCAGTAGCAGCCAGAGGTATCACAGGGCAGATCACGGGTAGCCGTGCGACCCTGTTGATCGCTGATGACATTGAGGTCGAAAGGAACTCTATGACTGAGGACGCACGTCAGCGTATCGTCAGGGTTATCCAGAACGACTTTGTTCCTATTACGAAGACAGAGCACGGCAAGGGAGACATCATCTTCCTGGGGACACCTCAGACCGAGGAGAGTGTCTACAACGTCTTGGTGAAGGAGATGAACTTCAAGTGCTTCACGATACCCGTAAGGTATCCGAACAAAGAGAAGCTAAAGAACTATGAGATGACCAACGTCAACTCTGGTGAGACCGTAGATATCCTGGCGAACTACCTGAAGGTGATGTTCGACAACGGAGAGATAGACCACGGTAGGCCTACAGACACACGCTTTGGTGAAGATGAACTGTATGGCATTGAGTCCAAAGGTCGTTCGGCCTTCGCCCTACAGTACATGTTGGACACAAGTCTCTCTGATGCCGAACGATACCCCCTCAAGCAACACGACTTGGTGGTTATGTCTACCAATGTCCTGAAGGGTCCACTAACTGTCCAGTGGGGACGTGACAACGACAAAGATAACTACATCACAGACATACCGAACCTTGGGTTCTCAGGGGACCATATGCTTAGGCCCTTGTTCATCGACAGTGACTGGGAGCCATATGAATCTAAGGTTCTATTTGTAGATCCAGCAGGCCGTGGGGCTGACGAAACGGCATGGGCCGTGGTGGCTGCACTGAACGGGGTGATGTATATTCTACATGTCGGTGGTCACTCTGGAGATCCAACAGAAGCTATGACTAAGATCGCCGTTGACGCCAAGAAGTACGACGTTAACTGCGTAGAGGTCGAACCAAACTATGGTCAGGGCATGTGGATCGCTGCGTTCCAACCGATACTAAGTGACGTATGGCCGGGTGGCACCACTGTGGTGGAATCTGAGTGGGCCAAGGGGCAGAAAGAAGCCAGGATCATAGACACCTTAGAGCCTGTGATGACCCAACATCGCTTGGTTCTGGACGAGTCACTGGCTAGGTCTGAAGCTAGAGCTGAAGAACATAAGTACTCTCTGCTCTATCAGCTGACACACATCACACGAGACCGTGGTTCCTTAAGGCATGACGACAGGCTGGACGCCCTGGCAGGCGCTGTGGCGTACTACATGAGGTCTATGGAGCAGAATGTGGACGAAGCGGCCCAAGCGGTCCTTGAGACACGTTTGGACGAAGAGATCGAAGACTTCATGGAGTGGGCCGAGGGTGGGCTGGCAGTCAAAGGGCGTGGGAAACGTAGGGCTGGGTATCGTGTGGAGACACACAGGGTCGATCTGTAGAACGGCAGGGGCGTTAGCTTTCTTTAGTGGCCAAAAGGGCCAATTGAAAAATGCCCTAAAATTCGTATGGGCATATGTTGTGCGCCGATGAACCGCGCGTCCCCCCCATACCCCCCGAACCAAACACAGCGCGATGGGCTTCTGCCGTTGTGTGGCCAAGCGGGCGCGATAGGTCGGGCGATAGGGCACGATTGACGGCCTAGTATGGCCGCGTGTTGACTAGGTACAATTGGCC